CATTATTAATATTGTGTATTGTGTTATTGTCAGGTACTGTAGCATATTTTACATATAGAGCATATATTTTAGCTGGAGTATTTTCTGATTTAGAAGAATATACAAAAGAATTAGAAGACATGACTCAATATATGTATACACAAATAAGCAAGACTCATAAAGAAATGAAACAAATTGACAGACTAGGAGCTTTTGAAAAAGATGATGAAGCTGGCACTACGTTTGCAATGTTAAAAGATGTTATTGATAATTTAGAAGAAGAATTTAATGGGAAGAAAAAAGAAAAAGTCAAATAGATATTGGACTACGGTTACCGAAGGATCAATATCTGCGTATAATAGATCATATGAAAATCGTGTTCTTAAGGAAAAAATATATAGAAGATTTATATTTCCTGCATTTATGAAATTATCTGAAAATTTAATTAATAAAATGAAATGTGAATATATAGATTCATCTTTTAAAGACTTACAAACAGATTTAGTTACCTATCTAACAATTAGACTAGATAAATTTAATCCAGATGCTGGAAGAGCTTATTCATATTATACTCGTACATCGTTTAATTATTTAATTGCTGAAAATCAAAAAGGTTATGCAAAACTAAAAAAAGAATCAGAACCAATAAATATTGATGAGCAACGAAACGTCATGACTGAAATGCATAATGCTGAAATGGCAGAAACATTAAAATATTTTATGGACGCATATGTTGAACATTGTTATAGTAATATAAATTCTATATTTACAAGTCAAACTGATATACATGTAGCTGATTCTATATTACATATTTTTGAAGAACGTGAAAATATCGAGCAATTTAATAAAAAAGCTTTATATGTATTTATACGAGAGCGCACTGGGTTAGAAACAAACAATATTACAAAGGTAATAAAAGTTTTAAAACAAATATATTCAACAAAATTTTTAGAATATGAACAAACTGAGTTTGTGAATTTACCCTTCTAATATTTATATTAAAAGGAGTCCATAATATGGATGTCAATGATCATTTATTTAAAGGTAAAAGTTTTTCTGATTTAATGTCAGATGTCTATCACAACTCTAAAAAGAAAGATAGACAAATTAATCAACTAATATCTCAATTACAACCACTAATTCGTACAGCATCGGATGCTACTATTATAGTACCATTAATTAAAGAATATTTAGATGTAGCTGTTAAAAATGATGATCATCTAGTAAAATTAACAGCAATCGTACAGAGATACATATCAACTCAACAAACTATAACCGGAGAAAATTCTTTATTAAGTGAGGATGAAAAGAGTCAATTATTAAAAATTGCTGAATCTGAGTTTGAAGAAGAATTAACAGATGAAATTGATAAAATCCAAAGTGAAGATACAGAATTACAAGAAAAAATTAACAATGTAAAAGAATCGTTGGAGAAAAACAATGAGAGTTAATTTTTTATTAGCAGAAGTGTTAGAAAATACAATAACTGACACTTATAAGTATAATGAAGAAGATGCCAATAGTAATATATCTACTGTATTAGTTCGAACATATGACGAAGACAAAGTCCAAGAATTAATTTGTAAGCCGGCAAATGCTCGAAACAATGAAATACCGTTAGTTGGAGAGCATGTATTAATATTTCAAGGAACTAATGATTTTAGTACCGCCGATAGATTTCGAAGACAATGGTATTACTTTCCAGCATATAATATACAATCAAACATAAATCATAATGCATTACCAGGTATAGCAGAAATTCAAACTTCAAATGTTAATGCAACCGGTACCCAAAATGAGTTAGGAAAATCTTTTAAAGAAAAATCAATATCTAAATTACAATATTTTGAAGGAGATTCAATTCTCGAAGGTCGGTTTGGTAATAGTATTAGATTAGGAAGTACTGTTAATAATGGAAATTATACATTAAAACCTACTTGGTCTAGTACTATAGACGGAGATCCTATAATAATAATATCTAATAAGCATTTAGATAAAGATACTAACGAATTTACTATAGAATCATTTAAAAATGATTCATCTGCATTTTATTTAACATCAATGCAACAGTTAACTGATTTAACATTACATCAACAACCTACTAAATCTGAAAGTGTTTCTAAATTTAAAGGCTCACAATTAGTTGGAGATGCAAATAGAATAATTTTACGAGCTAAGACCGATTCTATTATATTAGATAGTCCTAATAGAATAACATTAGGAGCTCCCGAATTACGAATTGGTAAAGAAAATGCTGAGCATCCATTAGTAAAAGGAGATATTTTAAGAATGATATTAAATGATTTAATTGCAGTACTTAACGCAGGTTTTATAGGCCCTGCAGGAATGGTTTCAGTTCCAATACAACAAAGTAAATTAATAAAATTATTAAACAAAATTGGTAAGTTAAATAGTATAAATCACTATTTTGATAAATAAGAAAGAAGAAAGTTATGTCAATTTCAGCCCCATTAGACAGAATACCAGCATTACCATCAATAGCAACTGGTTTATTAATAGATCAAATAAATAAAGCAATAGAAAAAATACAAAAAGCTATAGAAGATACAATTTCTGAAGGAGCAAAACTTCCAGATAGTGTTGATTGTGATGATCCTAGGATTCAAAGTTTATTAGCTAGAATTAAACAAATACAAAAAATGGTTGCAGCAATATTAAAAATATTACCAATAATTAATAAAATTGTTAAATTATTAAAAACATTATTAGGAATAGCAAATGCTATTAAAGTTTCTATATTTTTTACCCCAATAGTAGGCCAAGCTGCTTTATTGTCCGAATTAGTAGCAGTTCAAAATATGCTTCTAGCAAATGCAGGAACAGCTGTTAAACAATTATCAACTATTCCAACATCAGTAAATATATCGTTACAGTCTACTTTAGCTAATTTAGCAAATGTTGCAATAAATTTAAGTTCTAGATGTGGAGATCAAGTAAATGGGGATAGTGGAGATTTAATTACTAACCAAGATTTGCAAAACGCTATTAATGACCATGACTTTTCTGATAGTATTCCAGAAAAACCGCCAAAGGGAGAATGGAAACTTATTGACGATACAGGTGATGGCGATCCTATCGATCCTAAGCCTGGGGTACCGCCATCTCCTAGAAGTCCGTATACTGATGGAAATGGAAATGTATGGATTTGGAACGGAGAAATTGATCCTAGTAGCGGAGTTGGTTGGGGTACACAAAAAAGTAGAACAGATGATGCTGAGTTTGGAAGTGAATTTTATACAGAAATAAATGTTGGTATGGATGATATGTTAAGTAGAATTGATTCAATTCAAGAAATAGTTGATTCGCAGCAAGATTTATTAACATCATTACAAGAAGCGCCTGCTCAATCATATAGTGGCAAAGGCAGCCCAAAAGTTGATTTAGGTAAGTCTGGAGATTATTATATTGATAAAAAAACAAATGCAATATATGGACCTAAAAATAATAATGGCTGGCCAGACGCCGTAAAGTATTAAAGTTAATATTTATAAAAAAGAAGAATCATTATGGAACAAAAAAAATTTATACAAGTTTTAAGAAAAATAGTAAAAGAAGAAGTTAGATCTGTTATTAAAGAAGAGTTAACTGAGATTTTACACGAAGGGTTACAATCAACCGTAAATGAATTAACAAATAAACAGCCAATAACTAAGAAACCAGCTGTAGTTAAAAAACATGGGATGTTTAAAGAAAATAAATTTGCAAGTATTTTAAATGAAACTGAAGTAACGAGAGAAACAACATCAACTTCAAAGTATGCTGATTTAATGAACGAAGATATTATAATGGATTCTAGTAATGCAAGAAATTTTGGAATGCAGAGAACATTGCAGAGTGTAAATACTCCTAGTATTCAAGATGCTGAAACTGGACAAAGTATAGTTGTAGAAGATAAAGCAGTAGCAAATGCTATGACACGTGATTATAGTGCTTTAATGAAAGCAATAGATAAAAAGAAGAATAGATAATGGCATATAAAATTGTTGAAGTAGACACTGATTCAGACGATTCAAATATTGCAATAGGAGTAAAGTTTCCGTTTAACGCCCCCGGAGTGTTTGCAAAATCATTTACTACTTTTGATCAAGCTTCAACAAACATTAAAAGTTTATTATTAACAAGAAAAGGCGAACGATATGAACAACCTAATTTTGGAACTGAATTATTAAATTTAGTATTCGAGCCAAATATTTCAGAGTTAAAAGATTTTGTAGCTACAACTATTAATGATGCAATTAATTTTTGGTTACCATATATTACAATTACAGAATTAAATATTGTTACTGGTGATGATGATCCAAATATGGTACATAATCTTAAGATATCTATTAGTTTTACAGTAACTGGAACAGATTCTGAAGAAACAATAACAATATTTGCAGGGCAAGACGGAATACTTAAAATAGAATAGGATAAATTATGGAAGTATCAAAAGACGTATCATATTTAGGAAAAGACTTTGGTCAATTTCGTAAAAATTTAATAGATTTTACAAAACAATATTTTCCTAATGATTTTACTGACTTTAATGAGTCATCACCCGGCATGATGTTTATGGAAATGTCAGCATATGTTGGGGATGTTTTAAGTTATTATGCTGATAATAATCTTAAAGAATCATTATTAGAACAAGCATCAGAACGAAAAAATATATATGACCTAGCTAGGTCGTTAGGATATAAAAGTAAAAATGCAATTCCAGCTTATACTGATATTAATATATTTCAATTAGTACCAGCAACAGGAAGTGGCAATTTAAATGCACCGGATTTTAATTATTGTTTATCAATTAAACCAGGAATGCAAATAAAACAGAAAGATGGGGCTGCAGAATTTAGGACGTTAGATTCAGTAGATTTTTCTTTTAGTTCATCTTTTAATCCAACTGAAGTAACTGTATATGAAAGCGATGATGCAACAAAACAGCCAGTATATTATTTATTAAAGAAAAAAGCACAAGTTGTATCGGGAGAAGTTAAAGAAGCTACGTTTACATTTACTACACCTAAACAATATGATAAAGTAGTATTAGATGATACAAATATTATAGATATTTTATCATGTGAAGAATCAGATGGAGATAATTGGTATCATGTTGACTATTTAGCACAAGATACTATTTTTAATGAAGTTCCAAATTTATTAGAAAATGATCCAGATTTTGTTCAATATAGAAGTTCTAGTCCTAGTTTATTAAAACTACGAAAAACGTCAAAACGATTTATTACAAGATTACGAAGTGATAAAAAAATAGAACTTCAGTTTGGTGCAGGTATATCAGATAATAATGACGAAGAAATTATTCCAAATCCAGATAACGTTGGGAATGGGCTTGCTGGGTTTCGTAAGCCAATTGATGTTGATATAGATCCTTCGAATTTTTTATATACTAGAGCTTATGGAGCGGCTCCGTCTAACACAACGTTAACTGTTACATATACAGTAGGCGGTGGAGTAAAAGATAATGTACAATCTGCAGTTTTAACTAAGATTGACAAAATAGAATTTGATGATGATCCAAATGCTACAACTAGTGCAGCAATGACAAACTTTGTTAAATCTAGTATAAGTACTACAAATGAAAACCCTGCCCGAGGTGCTAAATCTGCAGATACATTACAAGATATAAAAAATAATGCAATGGCCGGATTTGCAACTCAGAATCGATTAGTTACTAGAGATGATTATATTATTAGATGTTATTCAATGCCAGCAAAATTTGGAAGTGTTTCAAAAGCATATATAGTTCCAGATGATCAATTATCACAAAATCAAATGGAAGAAACAAGAATTCCAAATCCGTTAGCTATGAATTTATATACCTTGGGAGTTGATAATAATAATAATTTATCAACCTTAAATACAGCAATTAAAACTAATTTAAAAAATTATTTAGATTATTATAGAATATTAACGGATGCTGTTAATATATTAGATGCATTTATTGTTAATATTAGTATAGAATTTGAAATAACAGTTAATACAAATTATAATAGTAATGAAGTCTTATTACAATGTATTAGTTTGTTAAAAGACTTTTTTGCAATTGATAAATGGCAAATTAATCAACCAATTATTATGTCAGAAGTAATGAATGTGTTGGGAAATACCGCCGGAGTACAGTCTGTTGTTGATTTAGACTTTAAAAATTTATATGATACAGCTAATAAGTATTCTGGAAATGTATATGATTTAGAAAGTGCTACGAAACAAGGAATTATTTATCCACCTTTAGACCCTGGTATATTTGAAATTAAATTTCCAAATAAAGATATTAAAGGAAGGGTAGTAAATTTTTAATTTAATATTTATTTAAAAAAGACTATAATTATGTTTAAAATAATATACCCATCCAATGATGCTACTTTATATGAAGGCAAACCTACGTTTAATACTGGTATTGATGAAATTTTAGAAGTAGGGAAACATTTAACAGTTGCAGTTACTTCTAGTCATTCATTATCACGAACTTTACTTAAATTTGATATGGCAGATGTTAATTCAGCATTAACAAAATATACTAAAACGGTTAATGATTGTAAATTTATGTTACAATTATATACAACCCATGCTAAAAATTTACCTGCTAGTTTTACAATTGACGCAAACGTTATAGGACAAGATTGGATTAATGGCACTGGATTTTTTAATTCTAGTACTGCAATTATAGATGGCTGTTCATGGAATCAACCTGGTTCTGGATCTACTTCATGGATTTCTAGTAGTCAAAATATTAATATGCCAACCGGTAGTACATTGTATGTGTCTGGATCTGGTAAAGGCGGAAGTTGGTTATATGAATCTGGATCTGCAGTTGCAAGTGGTAGTAGTACAGTATATTCACAATCATTTAATGATACTAATTTAAATAATACATCAGTTAGACCAACCGATATCAATATTGATGTTACAAATGCAGTAAAATTATGGGTATCTGGAAGTGGCGGATATACAGTACCAAATTATGGATTTATTTTAAAATATTCTGATGCAGATGAATTGAGTTCTGGAGTTGCTGGAGATATTAAATTCTTTAGTAGAGATACTCATACTATATATGTTCCTAGATTATTAATGTATTTTGATAAATCTAGTTTTGAAACAGGAAGTATGGATCCTGTAGATTCCAATTCATTTTCAGTCTATACTGAATTGAAAAAATCATATAAAGATGACGAGGTAACAAAAATTAGACTATTTGGTAGAGATAAATATCCGCAGAAATCTCCCACTAATATATTTCCGTTGCAAACTATTAAATATATTCCTAGTAGTTCATTATACTCAGTTTTAGACGCCGCTACAGACGAAATTATCATACCTTATGAGTCAGAGTATACAAAAGTTAGTTGTGATAGTACTAGTAACTTTATTTATCTAGATATGACAGGATTAATGCCAGAAAGATATTATAGATTAGAATTTAAAGTGGTAGACGGATTTCTAGATGAATATATTAATGACAACCTATTTTTTAAAGTTACTAGATAATCATTCATAATTTTTTAGTTTAATATTTATAGATATATGATTCAAACTAAGTTAATTAACATATTAAAACAATTACCTAGAACTTCTGCTAAAGAAACAGAAAAGATTGTTTATCGTGAAGCTAAGTCAGTAGAAAAGATAGTAGATAAATTTTCAACTAGTACTCGAGCTATTAATAGTGAAACTAATCAAAGTGATTTGCGAGTAAATTTTACTGACGATGACTATAGTAGTCGTACACAAGTTGACGAAACTCCAGAAACTTCAAAAAAAGAACCAGTTTATTTTGATAAAAGAGATAAAAGATTTCAATATAAAGACAAAGATCGAGAAACTAAAGATAAAAAGAAGAACCCCAAATCGCAATCAATAAGTACGCCTACTCCTACGCCAGTAGAATATGCTGCGTTTTTAAAATATAATGAAAATGGTATTTTTTTTAAAACAAATTTAAATGAATTAAATAATCGTAATGAAAATGGATCAGTTACTATAAATATAGGAGATGCGTGATGGCTAGATTACCAAACGATAGATCTAAAGATAAAAAACAAAATAAGCCTAGAAAACGTAGAATAGACCCTAAAATTCTCAAGATTGAAAAAGCTGCTGAGAAAGAAATAGAAGAGTTTAATGCATCTAATATACCAGCTAATAAAGAAAATTCAATAATATTTGAACAAATAAGAAAAAATTACACAAACAGGTCAGTTGTTAAAAATATTGATACAGCATTTAGTTATTATAAATTTCCGCCAACCACAAAGCTTAATGTAGCTGATTTTTCAATACCAGATCAAAATATTGATATATTGGAAGATGTACAAAAAAGCTTAGTCAAAGATGCACCAGATAATATAAGCGGATATCATAAAATACCTAATTCAATTTTTCCTTTATTAGGTGTTAATAAATATAAAAAAACTAGTGTAGGATATGATGCTGCATGGAATATTTACGAAAAGAATGGGAGTGGGTATGGAGAACAAAGAAGAAAAGCTCCATTTTTCCAAACAATATCTGGTCAGCCATTAATAGACGGCAAATTTTATTTGACGCCAGACGTTATAAAAACTTGTCAAGACCAAGGTAAAGTTATTAAATTTAAAGTACAATTTGCGTTTCAAATGGCTCTTGTGACAGAGGCTACTATGCGGGCGAGATACAAACTTGGAAAAAGTGAAGTTGCATATAATCCAGCACCAGTAGATGGAGTGACGTATCCATATCAATATAACACAGCTTTTCAAATGAGGCTTCTCAGGACATCTGCGGTATCCGGATGGCATCATGATTACCCAGAAGGAAATGATGGTAGACTAATATATCGAGCTAGTCAGGGTGTTGTTGCACAAATGGATTATAATTCATTTAGAAAGTATAGAGGGCCAGAGTGGAGCAGAAGTAATCCAACAAATAGCCAGCACCTAGTCAGATGTAATTTGCAGTATATACTAGATCCTAGAATAATGAAAGAATATGATTACTGGGAAGTTTCATGTGGTGGTGGTAACCCAGGTTATTATATTACAGACGGCAGTTATTGGGAAGTAGAATTAATTGATGATCCTGGAAAAGGTGTTGCTAGTTATAATAAAAGAAGCAAATATTATGGTAAACAAGTAATACTTCCAAAAAAGAAGATGGGTGGGTATGATGTTCTCAATGAAAATCTATTTCCGGCCATTGGACCTGGATCTATTAATAAGGCAGAATTAGCTAGAAATGCTGCAGCTGCAGCTAAAGCAGCAAAAGAGAAAAAAGAAAGAGAAGAAGCAGCAATAAAAGCTTGGCAAAAAAATGTAGCTGACCGTATTGCAAAAACCATAGCAGATTTAAAGGCAAAAATAAATAAGAATGTAGTAGGAGTGACACTTACCACAGGTAAAGGTATTGTCCTGGACAAGAAAATCGACTTGCAGAGCTTTGGCCAAAGCTTTAATTTTTTCAAGAAGTCTGACATAAGATTAAAGAAAAATATAAACTTAATTGGTACTTCACCTAGTGGATTAAATATATATAGTTTTGAATATAAAAATCCATCTGATGGAGAAGGTTTATTCCAAGGTGTAATATCCAAAGAAGTTCCAGAAAAAGCTATTATAG